ATCGCCAAACAAAAGAAAGAGTCGCAACGAACATACTACAAATCTCTCAATGAGCAGGAACGAGAGAGAACCAAGCAGGTTAAGACTGAGCGTCGTGAAAAGGGCAAGGCTGAACGCACGTCTATTCGCGAAGAGTACAAAGGTAGGCTCACCACCCGTCGTGAAGCTGGTAAAGCAGAACGCACGAAGATTCGTGAAGAGGGTCAGGAAGAGCGTAAGAAGATTCGCGCTAAGTATAAGGCTCAAAAGAAAAGTAAATAGAAAGGTAGGTGATTGAATATGTACGATTTTAGTGGCTATGCTACGAAGAACGATGTTCGTTGCGGCGATGGTTTAATCATTCGCAAGGATGCATTTGTTGATAACGACAATAGTCGAGTGCCTCTTGTGTGGCAGCATATGCACAACGACCCCGGAAACGTTCTTGGTCATGCAGACCTCGAAAACCGTGATGATGGCGTTTATGCATACTGCACATTTAATGAGACTCCGTCTGGTCAAAATGCGAAGGCGTTGGTGCAGCACGGCGACGTTACTTCAATGTCAATCTATGCTAATAAACTTCGCAAGCAGGGTAATAACGTTATCCACGGCTTGATTCGTGAGGTAAGTCTTGTTCTTGCTGGTGCAAACCCAGGAGCTTTGATTGACCCTGTCAGCATTGCACATGGCGATGGTTCATATACCGATCTTGACGACGAGGCCGTTATCTATGGGGGTGACGACTTCTTCGTTCATGCCGACAATGATAATGATGAAAAGGATGATGACATGGCAGATAAGGAAGAGACTGTACAGGATATTCTTGATACCATGAACGATAAGCAACGTAAGGTTCTTGAGTATCTTGTTGGTCAAGCGTTACAGTCAAAATCAGAAGTAAAGCACTCCGCAGATTCCGAGGATGAGGAAGATGATGGTGACGACGAGGCTGCTGGCGATGATGAGACTGTAGCGGACGTTCTTAAGACCTTTAGCGCTAAGCAGCGTAAGGTATTGGAGTACATCGTCGGTGTCGCACTTAAGCAAGGCGGCGGTGGATCAGATGACGAAGCAAAGCATTATGATATGGAGGATGACGATATGAAGTTCAATGCTTTCGATGATTACTATGATGACGACACTGTTGAGCTGACCCACTCTGATATTGCTGAGATTATCGGCGAAGCTAAGCAGGGTGTCAATGGCTCTCTTAAGGATACCTTCCTCGCTCATTCCATTGAGTCGCTTGAGGTTCTGTATCCTGAGGCTAAGCTTGTCGGTCAGAACCCGGAGATTATCTCCCGTGATATGACCTGGGTCGACAAGGTTTGGGGTGGCCTGCGCAAGACTCCGTTTGCTCGTATTCGTTCTGTTGCTGCTAACATTACCGAGTACGAGGCTCGTGCTAGGGGTTACGTCAAGGGTACTCAGAAGATTGAGGAGGTCCTCTCCCTGCTCGCTCGTACCACCATCCCTCAGACCATCTATAAGCTCCAGAAGATTGATCGTGACGACGTTGTCGACATTACCGACCTTGATATTGTTGCGTGGATGAAGAAGGAGATGCGTGACATGCTGAACGAGGAAATCGTTCGTGCAGTCATGGTTGGTGATGACCGTCCTTCCACCGATGATTCTCGAATCAATCCTGAGCACATCCGTCCTATTTATCAGGACAATGACCTCTACACCATTCACCAGAATGTCACCATTGGTGCTGCTGCAACCTTCAATGAGATTGCCGACACCATCATCGAGGAGGCTGTGCTCGCTCGTAAGAACTACATGGGTTCTGGTACTCCTACCATGTACGCTTCCACCGACATCATTACTCGTATGCTGCTTGCCAAGGATACTCTTGGTCATCGTATGTATCGCAATGAGTCTGAGCTTGCGGCTGCTCTCCGTGTTAAGGAGATTGTCGAGGTGCCCATCTTTGATGGTGTTAAGCGCACCGCTTCGATTACCACCCAGCAGGGCGGTCAGACCGTTACCACTCAGGAGGAGCGCAAGCTTCTGTGCCTGATCGTTAACCTTAGCGACTACACCATCGGCAACGATAAGGGTGGTGAGGTCAACCTGTTCGATGACTTTGACCTTAACTTCAACAAGTATGAGTACCTGATTGAGACCCGTGCGTCTGGTGCTCTTATCCGTCCTTACAGTGCAATCGCTATTGAGACCAGTGGTGAGCTGCCGTTCACCTTCGGCACTATTAGTGGTATGTATGCTAACAGCAAGACTGCTAAGGGTGAGACCGGCAACACTGGTGCTTAAGCTTAGCTAAAAACCATCAAAATGGGAAGGATATAGCGCATGGCTAGGTTTTATGGCAACGTCGGATTTGCTACAACGGAAGAAACGCGACCCGGTGTGTTCGAAGAGGTGTATGTCGAACGTGCTTATAAAGGTGATGTTTTGCGACATACTAATAGCTGGAGCAACAATGACCACGTCAACGACGATTGGGTCGTGAAAAACGATATTAGCATTATCGCAGACAATTTTGCCAATTCACATTTCGGAGTCATGCGCTATGTCCGTTGGATGAATCAAGTATTCGAGATTCAATCCGCAACAATTGATGTTGATAGACATCGGATAACACTTACTTTGGGAGGTGTGTTCAATGTCCCCGACAGAGATTGAGACTCAACGTGATATTCTTCACGAAATACTATCTAGTTTAGATGGTGTTAAAAAGGTATACTATCAGCCACCGTCAAAGGAGCAGATAGTATACCCTTGTATAATCTATGAATTGACTAACTTTGTGACGAAGCATTCCAACAACGGAAGATATTTGAGCTTCCCGCAATACACAGTTCAGCTCATAGATAGAAATCCAGAGAGCATTATTCAAAAGGAACTCTTAGACCTGAAGCAAGGTTGTCATGTGACGTTCGATAGGTTCTTTGCTTTGGATAATTTGAATCACTGGAATTATACATTGGTGTTTACTAGAGCATTATGGTAGGATGTATCCGAAATGAAAAGATATGTAGAAGACATCCTATTAGATAGTAACGGAAGAATATTATTTGATAGCAAATATGGACCACTAATAGTAGGAAGGTATGAAATGGCTAAACTTGTTTGGGATACCATCGGTGAGCATTTCTACGAGACTGGTATCGACCACGTTGTTCTGTATCCTGTAGCGAACAACGGCACTTATCCCGCGGGTGTTGCTTGGAATGGCGTTACGTCAATTTCCGAGTCCCCTTCTGGCGCAGATGCTAATAAGCAGTGGGCCGACAACATGAACTACCTGACGCTTTACAGCGCTGAGGAGTATGGCTCGACCATCGAGGCGTTTACTTACCCCGATGAGTTCATGGCCTGCGATGGTACTGTTTCACTCACGTCGGGTGTGTATATTGGTCAGCAGCCTAGGAAGGGCTTCGGTCTTTCGTATCGCACCAAGATTGGTAATGATACTGTTGGCGAAGATCTTGGTTACAAGCTGCATCTGGTTTACGGTTGCCGTGCTGCGCCGTCCGAGCGTGGTTACGAGACCGTTAATGACTCACCTGAGGCAATTACATTCAGCTGGGAGATTACCACCACACCGGTCATCATTCCGAACCACAAGCCGTCTGCGTTGCTCACCATTGACTCTCGTGACTTCACTGAGACTGCTGCGGCTGCACATCTTAAGGCTCTTGAGGATGTTCTTTACGGTGACGATAGCAATGAGGCTCGTCTTCCGCTTCCTAATGAGGTGGTTTACATTCTGACGGGCCAGACTATTACTGGCGAGACCGGTTATACTGGCTAGAGTAGTCAAAATCAGAAGTTAATTCATAGCGAATGAGGGAACCATCTTTGGTTGGATGGTCTGGAGAGTGAGTGGGACGGCTCTCCATTTTGTAACTATGGTGTTCGAAGAGGTTTTAATGAATATTAAAATTTGTGATGTGTGCATGAATGAGATACGAAACAATTCATATACACTGGCGTTAGTGAAAAACTTATCTGTATTTCATGATGAACACGACGACTTCGATATTTGTGAATCTTGTCGCGATAGAATGGTTAATCTTTATACTAAAAATAGAGAAAAGATTGGTCGTTCATTTGTAATGAAAATCGACCAATAAACGAAATGCCTCTGTGGCGGAATGGCAGACGCAGAAGACTTAAAATCTTTCGTGAATACACGTGAGAGTTCGAATCTCTCCAGAGGCACCTAATTGGAAACATTTCCAAAATCAAAATCCAAAAAATTCCCGGGTGAAATTTTTGAA